AAGTACCCAAAGTGTGTGCCAAGGGCGACAGCAAAGCGCATGACCAAAGGTCAGATTAGAAGTGCAGTTGCTAGAAAGAGAGCCAAACCGCAGGGAGTTGGAGGAAAACCAACTAATGTCAAGACTTTTGTTAAGAAATCTAGTAAAAAGACTTCTGTAAAGAAAAAGACTCCCGTTAGGAGAAAGACTTCTACAAGAAGGAAAAAACGTAAATGACTACTTCTGGATCCGTTGACTTCGATCTTGATGCCGCTGAGATCATTGAAGAAGCGTATGAGCGATGTGGTCTGGAAATGCGGACAGGTTATGACGCTAGGACAGCCCGTCGATCTATGAACATTATGTTGGCCGAGTGGGCCAACCGGGGTGTTAATCTTTGGACTGTTAGACAACAAACGACAACTCTAACTGCTGGCACTGCTACCTTAACCTTAACCGCTGATGTTGTTAGCGTTCTTGAGGCAGTAATCCGTAGAGACAACACAGATTTTGATCTTCAGTTAATTAGCCGTGGTGAGTATCTTTCCATCCCTAATAAGACCACCACAGGTAGGCCGTCTCAGTTTTATTACAGCCGTCTGAAGGTTCCAGAAATTAATTTGTGGCCAACACCAGATAGTTCTTCTGATCAGATCGTATATTATTTTATGAAACGTATGGAAGATTTCGATACATTAAAAAATACCTCTGACATACCTTTTAGATTTTTACCGTGTATGGTTGCGGGTTTAGCTTATTATATCTCGTTAAAGAGGGCTCCTGATAAAATACAGATTTTGAAAACCTTATATGAAGAGGAGTTTCAAAGAGCCCTTAGTGAGGATCAAGAAAGAACAGGTCTTACACTTGTTCCGTCAATTCAATATCTGAGGTACTAGAATGCCTCGATACGCTTCAGGAAGAAAAGCATTAGGAGTATCTGACCGGTCAGGTTTTGTATATCTTTTACGAAACATGAAGAAGGAGTGGAATGGTTCTCTTGTCGGACCTGATGAGTTCGAACCAAAGCACCCTCAGTTAGAGTCTCCAAAAGACGTTGCTGATCCTCAGGCTTTACGTAATCCAAGACCGGACATCACTGCGAGTAACGTTGATGTGCCTGTTGGAAACACGGTCTTCCCACCTGTTGCTTCTGTAGGACCAATGATTGCGGCGGTTGGCCAAGTGGAGGTAAGCATCTCATGAGCTTTACATTTGCAGAACTTAAAACAGCTATACAAGATTACACAGAGAATACAGAAACTTCTTTTGTTACCAACTTACCTGTTTTTATTCGAGCTGCTGAAAGACGCATACTTAGTCTCGTTGATCTAGAGTATTTCAGAAAAAACGTGACTGGTACAATGACAAGTGGTGATAGGTTTTTGGCTGTGCCAGACGATTACCTTGCTTCTTTTTCTCTCTCTATAGAGGTCTCCAGTAGCAAAGTATTCTTGCTTCAGAAGGATGTAAACTTTGTTCAAGAGTACAATCCTAATAGTGCGACAACAGGAGAGCCAATATATTACGCTATCTTTGATGTCGATAACTTTATTATAGGACCAACTCCTGATGCTAATTACAGCAGCGAGTTGCACTATTTCTATGAGCCTGCAAGTCTAACAGCTGGTGCAGATAGCGGTACAACGTGGTTGAGCACGAACGCTCCTAACTCTTTGCTTTATGGATCTTTAGTTGAGGCGTACACATTTATGAAAGGGGAGAATGCGTTGTTAACGCAGTACAACACTAGATTTAGTGAGTCTCTACAACGTCTCAAAGATCTTGGGGAGGCCCGTGAGAACACTGATGCATATAGAATTGGTTTACCTAGAAGGGCTAGAACTTAATGTTTGATATTAATGTAAGTATGCCAGACGATTTTCACGTAAGTGTTGAAACCACATTAAATCGTGGGTGGACTCCTGAGGAAGTAGCCCATCGTTGTGCGAACAAGCTCATGGAAGTCTCTGAAAATGCACCGCCCGTAATACGAGATCAAGCGGAGGCTTTTAAACGAGACATCGAAAAAACTATAGCCTTATACATGAGAGAGGCTATAAAATCAGATAGGACGACTATTTTTAACGCTATCAAGAACGCTGGATATCCTGATCTAGCAGAATCTATTAGGAGATTATGAGATGTCAATTACGCAAGCGATGTGCACCAGCTTTAAGAAAGAGCTTCTTGAGGCAAAGCACAATTTCTTAAACTCAGGTGGAAGCACTTTTAAACTGGCCTTGTACACAAGCAGTGCGTCATTAGATGCTACAACCACTGCTTACACTACGAGCAACGAAGTGTCTGGAACCGGTTACAGTGCGAAAGGAAACACGTTAACTCGTGTTGATCCATCGACCAGTGGCACCACAGCGTTGACTGATTTTGCCGACACAACTTTTAGCAGTTCCTCGATAACTGCAAGGGGTGCTTTGATTTTTAACGAAGATGCCACTGGTGACACTTCGGTTTGTGTTCTTGATTTTGGAGGCGATAAAACAAGTTCTTCTGGGGACTTTACTGTCCAGTTTCCAACAGCCAGTGCAACGGCGGCGATAATTAGAATAGCTTAATGGCGAATATAGTTGTAGCATTCGAGGGATGGAACTCCTCAACGCAGGCTTGGGGCTCTGCGGGATGGGGACAGAATGTTGCTGTTCCTGGTGCTACAGCTGGATTAGGTAGTGTCACAGTATCGGCTGATGCCAATGTTACTGTCACAGGGGTAGCAGGCACAGGGTCTGTTGGTTCTGTCACAGTATCGGCTGATGCCAACGTAGATGTTACAGGGGCTGCCGGAACCACTGGTTTAGGATCAGTTGTCGCCACTGGTGATGCCAATGTTGATGTCACAGGTGTGGCAGGCACCACTGGATTAGGTAGCGTCACGATATCGGGTGACGCTAATGTTGATCTCACAGGTGTTGCTGGAACTGGTTCTGTCGGCTCTGTTACTATTGTTGAGGGACAGGGCATTACCGTTACCCTTACGGGTGTTGATAGCACGGGCTCTGTCGGCAGTGTCACGGTATCAGGTGATGCTAATGTTGATGCCACTGGAGTAGCAGGCACCACTGGATTAGGCTCTGTCACGATCGCTCTTGGTATAGTGGCAGAAGTAACTGGAGTTGCTGGAACTTCTGAGTTAGGTAGTGTTACGGCTTCAGCTGATGCTAATGTAGTGGTTACGGGTGTTTCTGCTACAGGTGAAATATCAAATGTTAATGTATGGGGATTAATTTCACCTAGTCAGACACCTAATTGGACTTCTTTAACACCTAGTCAAACACCTAATTGGACTTCTTTAACACCTAGTCAGACACCTGGTTGGTCGGGTATAACACCTAGTCAGACACCTAATTGGACTTCTTTAACACCTAGTCAAACGCCTAATTGGCAAGAAACAAAACGTAAAGCCGCATAGTGAGATAGATTATGACTTCTACATATACAGCTAATAATGGCATTGAAAAAATTGAAACCGGGGATCAGTCAGGGACGTGGGGCGAAACCACTAATACAAACTTTGACATTATAGACCGTGCCCTAAACGGTGTGGGAAGTATCACACTCTCTGGAACCTCGCACACTTTGACAACCACGGATGGCTCACTTACAGACGGTATGTTCAAAGTCTTATCTTTGGCCGGGTCTCCTACCGGGACAAATACTATAACCATCAGTCCTAACGACCAGGATAAACTATATTTTGTGAAAAACGCCAGTGGTCAATCTGCTGTGTTTAGTCAAGGTACGGGTGCTAATGTAACGATACCAAATGGTAGTGCTGATATTATATTTGCTGACGGTGCAGGAAGCGGTGCGGCAGTCTCAAGTCTTTTCGCTAGTGCAATAAACTTTGGAGGAAGAGTAATCTGTGATGATACAACAGATGCTACAAGCACTACGGATGGTTCCGTGCAGACAGATGGTGGTCTTTCAGTCGCAAAAGACGCAATCTTTGGTAACGATGTTACTTTAAAATCTGATGACGCAGTCATAAGTTTTGGCGCAGATGCTGATGTAAAAATTACACACGATCCTGATGATGGATTGTTCTTTAAATCAACGGCAACGGGTGATGATAATCCTTTCGTTCTTACAATCCAAACAGGTGAGACAGACATTGCCCAAGACGACAAACTAGGAGTAATAAATTTTCAAGCACCTGACGAGGGCGCGGGAACAGATGCCATATTAGTAGCTGCTGGTATAGAAGCCATAGCTGAAGGCGATTTTGCTGCTGATTCTAACGCTACGTCTTTAGTCTTTAAAACTGGGGCTTCTGCCGCCGCCGCTGAACAAGCACGTATTGATTCAGCGGGTCGAGTTCAAATTAACGCTACTGACGGATCAGAGTTTTTAAATGTTAATGGTGCATTAGGGGTTAAAGGAGCGTCATCAAACTTTAGTGCTGGACCAGCAAGAACATTAGTTGATTATACAGGTAGTCTGGGTCGGGTTGGCACAGTCAATGGTACAGGTAGTGCAACACCTCTTACATTCATAACTAACAATGGGGAGGTGGCTCGCTTTCAAACCGATGGTGATCTTTTAATAGGTAATACTGCGGGGGTGTATGGTGAAAGACTTTTTGTAGATCAAGGTTCATCTGGAAATCAATTAGGGATTTTTGTTCGCGCACAAAACACATCTTACACTGGAACGCTGGTACGAGCGCAATCAAATACAGCTAGTACGGGTGGTAATTATAAATATTTTGAAGGTCTCTCAACTGGAGGTGCGCTTAATTTCCATGTTAAAAGTGATGGCTCTGGATATTTTGCTGGAGAGGTAAACATAGGAACATCTACTAGTGTAAGTGGATATGAATTACAAGTTGCAGATACTGATGGTACTGTTCAACAACTTCTGAAGGCTGGTGCTAACTTTAATAGTACCATTGCGTTTGGAGATCCAGATTCAAATACTGCTGGTCAAGTCCTGTATGCCCATAACGGCGATCAATTGAGATTTCATGTTGCTGGTGCTTCTACAGCAAATGTTCTCATTGATTCTACTGGGACGTTAGTTATTAACGATACTGCACGGACATTAGCTTGCAGACAACACGTTGCGTTTGCTGGTAATGGTGAGCAAGGCATAGTGGT